GTATGTCATAACGGTACACGGCCCAGATAATAACCTTACCATCTGTTTCTTCGAGTACCTCTAATAATTCTTTTATACGATTGTTCTTAATTGGTTTTACTTCTCCGTCATCTGTTTTTACATGACCACATGTTATTTGATGTAAGCGTATCATTTGTGTCAAAACAGAGGCAGCAGTCATCACATTTTCTTCAAAGAACGTTATTGCTGCTTTTTTCATCTCTGTGTAAGCCTTTAATTGTTCAGGGGTTAATGACACAGACCGCTTCGTATAAACCTTCTCAGGTAGGTCTAAACAGTCACTTTTTAAAACTCGAGTCGAAAAATGTTGTATTTTTTCCTGTAATTCGTCTAATCGTTGATATTTTACAATGTGTTGAAAAGAATGTGTACCAACACTACGTTGAACGATCACAGCATATCGTGCACGAAAACTATAATACGATTGTTGGTCCAACAACCACGGATCAAGGAACTGAACTTGTGAAAACAAATCAAGTGGTGATTTCGTAACAGGTGAACCTGTCATGATACGTCTGTACTTTGCAAGCTCTGCTATTTTAATTATATTTTTTGTACGTGCTGCAGAATGATTTTTTATCGTTGTTGATTCATCTACACACATCAATGTGTTGTTGCGGGTTAAAAAACTTTTTGCGAAGTCACGACCACGAATTGTGGATAACGCTTCTATATTCATAACAAGAATGGTTAAGTCATCAACGCTCACGGACAACTGATCAAGTTCATCTTTTTCTTTTTTCTTTGGTGATGCTGACCATATACCTACGCGGTAGTTTATGTGATCAGATAAATGTATGTCTAATTCGTTACGCCAGTTACGTTTTATACCATTTGGTACAACGATAAGTGCAGCATTTATCTTGCCTTTATCATATAAAATAGCAATATTATCTATGCATACTTTGGTTTTACCTGTGCCCATCTCCATGAATAGGGCCCAAACTTCTTTATTCCAACTTTGTTTCAATGCATCTAATTGATGTTGAAACGGTTTCGTTTTAAATCTATAATCCATATTAACTTTCTAAAATTGCAATATAATGGTTGTAAAAAGAAAATACAAGTGTAAAGGAGAACTTAGAAAGTATGAGCGATTTTAATAAAGCAAAAGAACCAGGTAAGCCAACTGTATTTTTGGTGCAGGAAAATCCTTACATAAATGTTTTAGGTGCGGCTGATTACGGAGACATTGTTGTTTTATTTGAAAGTGGACGTCAAATTATGTTTAGTCCACAACCTGCGATTCGTACTTTAAAAAGAAAATTAAAAGATTTTGATGACAATGATTATCTTTTAATGATGGGAGATCCTGCTGCTATGGGTATTTGTTGTTGTATTGCCGCTGAAATGAACAGGGGTAAATTTAACATTTTAAAATGGGATAAAAAACAACAACGTTATTATCCTGTAGCCATTAATTTAAATGAGAAAGGCGAAATAGATGAGCAAGATAAACTTTGAAGAAGATGTTGCTAATATAGATCAAACTGGTCTTGAATCAGTAGCAGAATTATTAAGAGAACAATTACGTTTGGAGAGTGCAATTGAAAGCGCTGAAGAACAATTAAAAGGTTACAAAGAACATTTACGTAAATTATCTGGTGAAGTTATACCAGGTAAAATGGCAGAACTAGGTATGACATCTACAGAGATGTACGATGGTTCTAAGGTACAGGTAGTAGAAGATATTCATGTATCTATACCTAAAGATCCACAAAAATCTGCCGCTTGTTATGAATGGTTAGAAGACAATGGTTTAGGAGACATTATTAAAAATAGTGTTGGTATGAGTTTCGGTAAGGGTGAGGGTAATATGGCAAAACATTTGCAAGAAACCATCAAAGAGATGGGCCTCATTCCTGAAGTAAAAGTTTCAGTGCATCCTTCGACACTGAAAGCCACTATTAAAAAATGGCATCAAGAAGGAAGATCTGTCCCAGACAATACATTTAGTTTGTTTATCGGACAGAAGACTAAAATAACCAAGAAAAAATAAGGAGTAAATATGGCAAACGCTGTAAAGAAAAAAGAAGCAGGAGAAGTTGTTCAATTTGATCCTAGCATGTTTGAAGCAGACGCTAATCAAGGGCTAGGGCAATTGGGGATGGATGATCTTGCAATTCCTTTTCTTCGTATTCTGAGTGATACGTCACCACAGATTAAGAAAAGAGATCCTCAATACATTGAGGGGGCGGAAAGTGGAATGATCTACAACACGCTTACAAAAGAAATATTTGATGGAGATAAAGGGGTAGAGGTCATACCTTGTTCATATCAACGTCAATATATTGAATGGCAAGATAGAGGCAAGGGCACTGGTGCTCCTGTTAATATTTATCCTGGTGATAGTGATATACTGTCAAAAACTCAACGAGATGATCAACGTAAAGATAGATTATCTAACGGTAATTATATCGAAGATACGGCTAATCATTTTTGTTTGATTAAAAGTGATAATGGAGTTTGGTCACAAGCTCTTATTGCTATGAAAAGCACACAAAGAAAAAAATCTAAAAGATGGAATTCTTTAATGCTTGGGTTAAAGCTTAAAGGTGCGAAGGGGTTATTTACACCTCCTTCATACTCTCACATTTATTCATTGAAAACGATGGCAGAATCTAATGATTTGGGTGAATGGTTTGGTTGGGACGTCTCTAGAGTCGGTCCAATTGAAGATGCTGACTTGTATTCACAAGCAAAAGCTTTCTCCGCGTCTGTAGATGCTGGTGAAGTAAAAGTTAAGCATGATGATGAAAATGTTGACAACGCTACTTCCGAAGCGTACTAGACATTTAAACCACTACGAGGGAGCGACATATTTTCCTCCAAGAAAAAATTGCTCCCTCAACTATGAATGAGAAATTATGGATGAGAGAAAAAAATTTATTGAGATATTTTCTGGGCTAGAGAGAGCCTACGGTCAAACGAAAAGCCGTTCAAAAAATCAAAATGGAAAATTAGAGACGGATTCTTGGATAGAGAAACAACAATTAACGGAACAAAAATGGCACGACCATCTTGATGGCAAAGAGCCATCGCTTGGTATTATTCCTATTAAAGACGACAACACGACGACGTGGGGTGCTATTGATATAGATTCCTATGATGGCTTTGATCATAAAAAATTAATTAAACAACTAATCGACAACAAATTACCGCTAGTTGTGTGTAAGTCAAAAAGTGGGGGCGCTCATGTATTCTTATTTGTAAAAGAACCAACAAAAGCAGTGGATATGCAGATGAAACTGACAGAGATAGCTGCATGGTTAGGCTACGGTGAAACTGAAGTTTTTCCAAAGCAAATAGAATTAAACCCGAAAGGGACAGGTAACTTTTTAAACTTGCCGTATAACCACCCAGAGTATCCGACAAGATATGCGTTAGATGATGAAGGTAATGCATTGGATAACTTGGCTATGTTTATAACGCATTATGAAAACAAAGTCGTATCGAATCTCAGCATGGTGGTTATTAAGAAAAAAGAACGTGAAAGCAATGATTGGAAGGGTGCACCTCCATGTTTAGTGACACTAGCATCACGTGGCTTTGCTCAAGGCTCACGGAACGAATCATTATTTCAAGTTGGTATTTATTTACGACAACGTTTTCAAGAATCAGAATTAGAAGATAAATTAGACTATTACAATTTAAAATATTTTCAACCACCTCTGCGCAGTAAAGAAGTACAAACATTGTTGAAACAAGTTGGTGATAGAAAAAATTATTTTTACAGATGTAAATTACCTATCTTTGCAGAAGTGTGCGAAGAGATGAAATGTAGAAATACTAAGCATGGTATTGGTAAAGGAGCAACTTCTTCTATATCAAGTTTAAAAAAGTTTGTGTCAGATGAACCTGTATTTGAAGTTACACACAATGGAAAAGTTTTAGTTATAGACGGTGATACCTTGGCAAACCACTCTAGATATAAAGCAGCTTGCATAAAACAAATTAATGAAAGCCCACAACCTATTCGTGCAGACGCATGGGCAGACAAAGTGCAATCATTATTTGATGATCCTGGTTATGAACAAATAATTATGCCAGGTGAGCTTAGTTCTAATGGACAGTTTTTATCTTACTTACAAATATTTATTCAAAACAATGGTGGAGCAAAAGATAGACACGATATGTTGCAAGGCATGGTGTATGAACAAGACAAATATTACATGTTTAAACCACAAGCACTGCGTGATTTTTTAAAAACAAAAAGATTTAATAAGTTAACTGATGTTGGACAATTTAAAGTGTTTTCTGATTTTGATGGTAAAGCGGAAAAAATACGTATTGAAGATAAACCACATCATATTTGGAAAGTTCCAACAACTATTGTTGAGGCAGAATACAAATTAAAAGAAAAACAATTTAAAGAAGAGGAGCCATACTAATGAAAAGAAATATAGTTATAGGTCCTCCTGGTACAGGTAAAACAACTTTTTTAAAAAACAAAGTTGATAAATTAATTAACGAGGGGCATTGTAAGCCAGATGAAATAGGTTATTTTAGTTTTACTGTAAAAGCTGCAGAAGAAATTAGAGATAGAGTTACGAAAGAAGAGTGGAGTGAGGATGAATTAAAAAAAATGTATCCTTACTTTTGTACATTACACTCTCTTGCTTATAAAAGATTACAATTACAGCAATCACAAATCATGGATCAATACGATTATGATGATTTATCGCGGCTCACGGGACGTGTCTTTGTTAATAAAATGAAAAAAGGTAACGGTGTTGACATATCTATGCCCACAGCAAAGAGTGAATACCAAGACATTATTAATTTAGCATACGCAAAGTATCCTAATGATGATGATAGATTAATGAAAATATTTAGAACAGTAAAATTAAATGACTATGGTGCTCGTAATACAATTGAGCAAATGGATTTAGATTTAAAAAACTTTAAACGTGATAGAGATAAGTTAGAATATGTAGATTACTTTAATCATTTTCTACAACGACGTAATCCACCTAAATTAAAATATTTATTTGTTGATGAAGCACAAGACTTATCAGTGCATCAATGGAAAGTTATTGACATGATACAAGAAGTTGCACAACCAATTGAAACATATGTTGCTGGTGATGATGATCAAGCAATCTTTCGTTGGGCAGGTGCAGACATAGAACACTTTATAGCGATGGCTACAAGTGATGAACATAATATTATTCCTCTCACACAATCATATCGCATACCTAAAAGTGTACACAGTATTGCCACAAATTTAGCACAGTCTATATCAAGAAGAATACCAAAACAATATTCACCAAGAGATGAAGAGGGGGAGAGAAAAGTCTTAAATATCAGACCTTTAAACAAAGGAATTGCAGAAGGCGAGTGGTTGATTTTATGTCGTACACATGAAATTGTGCAGCAAGTTAGTGAATCACTTGAAACATATGGGTGGTTATATAAACGCTATGGTCAATCTGTTATAAATTTAAAATACATCGAAGCTATCAAAGCGTGGACCACGTTGCAGAATGGTAAAAGTGTATCTGGTTTGTTATGTGATATTGTTTATCAATTCATGGATAGCTCACGCATTAAAAGAAATTATGGAACATTTAAAGGAGATCACGCAGAAATATACAAATTAGAAGATCTAATTACTGATTACGGATTACGTCAAAAAATAAACGACATGGACGTAAGAGAAATGAAATGGTATGATATATTAAATGCGAAAGGTCTCAGAAAGAGAATTAATTATTTGAGAAAAATTATGCGTGAAGGAAATAAATTAGATGACACTCCTCGTATAGAAGTTTCTACCATACATGCAAGTAAAGGTGGTGAGAGAGATAACGTAATGTTATTAACTGATTTATCTTATGGTCCTTACAAATCATCTACTGAAACACAACAAGGAAGAGATGATGAAGCAAGAGTTTTCTACGTTGGAATGACACGCGCTAAAAAGAAATTAGTTATTGTGCGTCGCACAGATGCACAATTTGAATACGAACCAATATTTTTTCACGAAAGGAAAACTGCATGATTTGTCAAAAGATTTTACAAGAAGCAGAAAAACTTGTTGGCGGTGATCGTCAAGAAGACTACGGTGATAAATTAACGAACCATGAAAACATTGCGAAGTTGTGGAGTGCTTTTCTTGATAAAGAAATTACACCACATGATGTTGCAATATGCATGGGGCTTGTAAAAATTGCCAGATTAAAACACGCGCATAAAAAAGATAGCTATGTTGATTTAGCTGCTTACGCTGCAATAGCTGGAGAAATAGATGAAAGAACAACCTAATTGGTTTCCTAAAGTACATCGCATGCCTAGTGAATGGGTTATGCCTGACCATTTTCCTGATCTATCTGGTTACGACGAGATAGCAATTGATTTAGAGACAAGAGATCCTGGTATAAAAGATACAGGACCAGGTTATATCCGTAAGCACGGTGAAGTAGTTGGCATTGCTGTGGCAGTAGACGGGTGGTGTGGTTATTATCCCATCGCTCACGAAACACCGCCCAACATGGATAAAGCTATTGTTACCAAATGGATTAAAAAACAATGCTCGTACGAGGATAAAAACTATATATTTCACAATGCTTTCTATGATGTAGGTTGGTTAAAAGCGATGGGTGTTGACATCAAAGGCAAAATAATTGATACTCTCATTGCGGCACCTCTCGTAGATGAGAACAGGTTTCGTTTCGATCTAAACACTTTAAGTAAAGATTATCTACAAGAGTCGAAATCGGAAACCCAACTCTACGAAGCTGCCAAAATGTGGGGCCTTGATCCTAAAGGAGAAATGTGGAAGCTTCCTGCCTCGCACGTTGGAGAATACGCAGAGCAAGATGCTGCTGTGACGTTAAAGTTATGGCATCATTTACGCGGTGAAATACAAAAACAAAACCTCGTTAACATTTTTGAATTGGAAACAGATTTATTTCCTGTTCTATTTGAAATGAAACAACGCGGGGTGCGTGTTGATTTAGAAAAAGCGGAGGGTATTAAGAATGATTTATTATCGAAAGAGAAAAAACTTCTTACATCAATTAAAAAACTTACTAATCAAGACGTGGAAGTATGGGCTGCTGCCTCTGTGGCAAAAGCTTTTGATGCTCTTAAAATTAAATACGATCGAACGCCAACAGGTCAACCAAAGTTTGATAAGAACTTTCTTTCAACACATGATTCTCCTCTTGCTAAAATGGTTGTGGAGTGTCGTGAAATTAACAAAGCGAGAACAACGTTTATTGAGAGTATCACCAAGCATTCGTACAGAGGGAGGATTCATGCTGAAATACACCAAATGCGATCCGACCAAGGAGGAACGGTAACAGGTAGATTTAGTTACAGTAATCCTAATTTACAGCAGATACCAGCAAGACACGCGATACTTGGCCCACTGATCAGATCTATATTTATTCCTGAAAAAGATTGTGAGTGGGGTATATTTGATTACTCGCAACAAGAACCACGGCTCGTGGTACACTATGCAGGCATGAAACATTTTACAGGTGCAGATAGGTTTGTAGACTCATATCAAGAAGATGAAACAACGGACTTTCATACAATGGTATCAGAGATGGCTGACATCCCTCGTAAGCAGGCTAAAACAATTAATTTAGGATTATTTTATGGCATGGGTAAAGGTAAGCTGATGTCACAACTCGGTGTTAATCTTGAAACAGCAAGTGAATTGCTTGCAGCATACAATCAACGTGTGCCTTTTGTTAAGCAATTGATGAATGATACAATGCACAAAGCTGGTAAGAAAGGTTATCTATCTACATTAGAGGGTAGAAAATGTCGATTTGATCAATGGGAACCAACCAATGAGTGGGGACAAAAGTCTCTACCATTAGCTGAAGCTCAACAACAATATGGCGAACATATGATTAAACGTGCCTGGACATACAAGGCACTTAATAGATTAATACAAGGATCTGCGGCTGATCAAACAAAGAAAGCAATGTTAGAATTATCTAAAGAGGGCTACCTAGCACACATACAAGTACATGATGAACTTGACTTTTCTGTTGCAAGCGATGCAGATAAGATTAAGATTAAAGATATTATGGAAAACTGTGTTGAACTCTCTGTCCCAAGTAAAGTCGACGTTGAATGCGGTGACAATTGGGGCGATGCAGGTGATTAAAACTTTTGTATTAGTAATAAGTTTATGGGGTTTTAATGGTCATTCATGGGTGTATACAGGTAATCAATCTGTTTTAAGTATGAAATTTAATAAAGAACAATGTCAATTAATTGAGCAAAGCTGGACAAAGTTTGAAAAGAACCCATACTTTCGTTTTTCCATAGAATGTGTAGAAGAAATAAAAAAAGAAACTTGACACTCCCATTAAATTAGATTAAAGCATTATTTAAATGAGAATGGTGCAACATTCTCTGAGTATGGCTGAACAACTGTAACAAGGTAGTAAGGCACGGGTC